AAAATTAATTGTACTACCACCTGTAACTGAATTAAATGCATCAGCACATACTGTACCACTTGCACTTATGTTACCTGATACTGTAAGTGCTTCGTTAGGAACACTTGTACCAACACCAACACTACCTGCAGTATAAAAATTAGTAGCTGATAATGTAGGAGCAACAACACAACTTGATGCATTAACAATAGGAGTGTTAACGCTTGTAGTACCACACACAAGAGGAGATAATACACTAGTACTACCACAAACTGTCGCACCACAAACTAATGTCGTACCATGCACTGTTGGAGTACATACTTTAGTAGTACCACAGACTAATGGAGAAGCTAAGCTAGTAGTAACTGTAACTGCATTAGGCAATCCAACTGTAATAGTTTGATTAGATGAGCTAGTTTCAATTTCATTTGCTGTACCAGCTATCGTAAGTGATTGAGTACCAAGGGCTACCGTACCTGTACCAGAATCACCAGCAGTACTTACAGTCGTTGAAATTGTCGATGTAGATACACTTGACAGCCTACCATCTTCTAAGACAGTTACAACTGGAATCGCTGCCGTACTACCATAACTACCAGCAGTCACTCCTGTAGCAGATAATCCTAAGCCTGTTATAGTATTACCTTCTGCAGCGGCTAAACTAGAACCGGTAAGTGTTGGTACTGTTGTATTTAAAGCTAACGATTGTACATAGTTACCAGTAGTCTTAGTCCCTAATGCAACAGCATCATCGGCAATATCTAAAGTAACTGCCGCGGTCTCTGAGCCAGAATTCGCTACTGTAATTCTACTACTACCTGCATCCGCTATTGTAGCAACATAATTGCCAGTAGTATCTGTTCCGAGGGCAACACTATTAGCTTGTATGGTTGCAGTTAATGTCTTTGTCCCATCTAAATTATCTAAAGCAACAGAGCCACCTAAATCACCTGATAATGAAATTGTAGCATTAGTTGTTAGGGCATCACCAGCTCCGCTAAGAGCAGCAGCACTTAGACTAGTTGTAAAGTTACCAGTAGTACCTGTTATGTCTCCTGCTAATGTAATATCATCATTAAATGATATAGCACTGCCACCCGTCTTTGAATTAAATGCATCAGCATATACTGTACCAGTAGCGCTAACGTTACCTGATACTGTAAGAGCTTCGTTTGGTGTAATAGTACCAACACCAACACTACCTCCAGTATAAAAATTAGTAGCTGATAATAACGGTGTTGTTACACAACTCGAACTAATAACAATAGGAGTGTTAACACTCGTTGTACCACACACAAGAGGAGATGTAACACACGTTGAACCATTTACAATAGGAGAGCAAACACAAGTACTACCTTTAACATAAGGCGTACAAACAGCTGTAGTGCCACATACTAATGGTGAATCAACACAAGTACTACCGCCTAGAATTGGTGAACATGCTTTAGTAGTACCACAGACTAATGGTGATGTAACACAAGTTGCACCATTCATAATACCACTAGCGCTTACGTTACCTGAAACTGTCAACCTCGCGCTAGTATCAGTTGTACCTAAACCAACATTACTACCATATGGATTTAAAAGTAATGGCTTAGCTGTACTTGAATTTGTAGCACCATCTGTTACCTGAATTATAGCACCACTAGATGCCTCGGCAATGTATAAACTATCAGTGTTAGATGAATCACTCTGGAACTGCGCAGTAGAGTTAGTGTCAAGTTCAGCTAGAGATGTTGGTGCGGCTGCTGGTCCTACTACATGTAATATCGAATTTGCTGTAAGTGCACCTATTCCTACATTACCAGCGTTACTAATATTTAAAATATTTCCGCTACCTGTAGCGAGTTTTAGCGCGTAGCTTGTGTTACTTGTTCCACTATTCTCGATCAGTAACCCATTGACACTGTTAAGGTTAGCGCCTGTACCGTTAGCAGCTGACTTAACATGAAGTTTTGCTAAAGCAGTATCGGTGTACGATGCTCCGTTAAGGAGTGTATCACCTTTAATCTTTAGCCCATCTGGTACAAAAAATGATTTCTTAGCCATAAGTTTCCACTATCCACTTACCTAATTATTTAATAAAAAAAGAGGCCGTAAAGGCCTCTTCATCAATGTTAATAAAATTAAATCTCTTTAAACACTTAACATTGTAACTGATCCGACAAACTCAGCAGTAACACCGACTCCATTCGCTACTCTAATTTCTACATTACTCCCAACAATCTCTCCAGTATATGTACCGATTGCATCACCAACATGAATGGTACCATATTCTGTAGTATATACAGATGTACCATTGTGAATGTATAACAATTCAGTTACATCCATATGCCCACCAGAAGCAGCTATTGCTTGTAAAACTACTTTTCCTGATCTATAAGTTGCAGTTGGTATAGTGAGAAGAGCGGCCGAGGCACCGGTTGTAATTGTTGCACTGGCAGCTTTATACGCTGTAGTATTATTATTAAACTCAACAACTGTTGGAATACTAGGTGACGCAGTTGAAACTGTACCAATACCAACAACATTATTAGTTCCATCAACTCTTACTAAACTAGAACCAGCAGCAGATAACGTAATTAAATCTGTAGTAAATGATAGTTTTGTATCAGTATCTCCAGAATGAACAATATCATCGGATAACGTTAAAGTACCAGCGAGGTCAATATCATCATTAAAGTCAATTGTACTGCCGCCTGTTACTGAATTAAATGCATCTGCGTATATAATCCCGGAAGCGCTCAACGAACCATCAACTGTTAATCTACTAGTACTAGCATTATAAAATATATTAGCATCAGTCTTAGGCAATAAGTCACCAGTAGCACTCTCAAACATTCCAAGATATGCTTTAGTGTTTGTAGTATCAGCAACTACTATCGTTGTAGGAACAATAGCTGCTGTTCCATCAAAACTAACACCACCAATATTCCTAGCTGTTTCTAATGCGGTCGCTGTAGCAGCATTACCTGTTACCTCACCAGTAATATTACCAGTGATCTGACCACTAGCACTCAATGTACCTGCAACAGTTAATGTGTTATTAGGATTAGTTGTTCCTATACCAACACTACCACTATTAATTGTTAACCTATCAGACAATGTACCAGCGGACATTGTCTTAAATGTCAATCTACCGTCTTCGGTACCGTTTGTAACATCAGTTATTTGACCAAGTATATGAGCATAATTAGTTGCCGCTGCTGCGCTGTTAGTTCCTGTAAAAAAGATATTACCAATTTCGTCATTATCAGCTGGTGAGGCACTATTGCGCCATAATTTTAAATCCGGGGAAGCACTAGCACCATCATCAGTAGATGTAATTACAAAATTGTTTTCAGTAGCTGTTGTAGTAGAAGTAACAGAAGTGTTTAATGTAGTATGAGTACCGGTTACTGTTAGATTACCAGGCAAACTAACATTACCAGAACCATCAAAAGTAAGTACAGTATTAGCTCCACTATCCTTAACATCATTACCAGTTACTGTCAAGTCACCACCAATAGAAACATCTGTAGTACTTAATGTAATTGCTGTACCGCCGCTTGATTTAATATCATTACCCTGTACAGTTAAATCGCCAGCGAGAGTAACATCACTTGCCGCACTAAGAACACCTGCACTAGTAATTCGTAGTCTCTCAGTCCCACCTGTATAAAAGTATAATGTATCTTGATTTCCACCAGGGGTCAACTCAGGAAGAATTTTAGTATCTTGATTAACGTCAATTACTCCACCTAAGCCTGTCCAAGTACTATTCGCGTAACCCTCAAATTGACTAAGAGAAGTATTAAGACGAATGAACCCATCGGTAGACGGTGGGCGTTGTGCTGTTGTTCCTACAGGTACTCTAAGACCTCCGACACCGGTAAAGTTACCAGAAACTGATGATAAAGACGTAGTACTTAAGCTGGTATTAAACGTACCGATGCCACCAGTAATACTACCAACTCCTGATGAGCCAACAATAAGACCGTTTTTAACTCTAAAATCTGAACGAACAGGCATGTAAGTATTTAATGAACAAGCAACATAAAAATTATGTTACGGGATATTAATATACAGACAAATCCCCGTACTCTAAAATTTCCCAAGCATAACTGTTAATAAGTAAATCCTGCACAAACTCATCAGTCATAGGCAAGTTGTAATCTAACTCATATACCTGTACTGAAGTATCAGCTTCATACTCACAATCCCCTATACCTACTCCTATAAAGTTTTTTACCATGTTATTATGAGCAGGATAAGTTATAACTAAATTTTGTCCGTTTTTTAAATGCCCCTTTAAAACAACTACATCCGTCTTAGTCATTTTTACCAATGAAGTAACCGTTACATTTTGTGGAAATGCATTAAGTGCCTCAATATTATGATATTTATTTAAATTCTCGTACCAAAATTCTGCAGATGGCTCAGCACTCATATCCTCATTTCTATTTGCTTGCAGTGACCCACCACAACTTCAGGATGGACGTGGATAGTAATATTTAATTTATTAAGTTTAAGACAGAGAGTGACATCCTCCATAGAAAAATCTTTACAGTCTTTAATCTGTAGATAAGTTGGTTCAAACCATGGATAACTTATTTGCTCAAATACTCCTCTTTTAATTAAAAGAAAACCAAAACCAACATATTCTACTTTAAATGGTAATAACCTGGTTCTAATATCTGTCTTATGTAGAAATTCAAATGAACCATTAGATTTAAAATATTCTTCATCCCAAAACTCAACTGCTGCAAAGTGTGTATTATTTGACATAAGATACAATCCAGACATTACATCTTTATCTTCTTTATATAACTTATCAAAATCGGATGGTGAGAATATTACATCATCATCTAACCATAAAATATAATCATACTCAAGACCATCAAATACCTTTTGATCTTCTCCATCTTCTGGTTTACCTAATAAACATTTATTTCGAACCTCATATATGTTGCGAGAATATGTATTGCAAAACTTTACCTTAAATCCTTTATTACCTAAATGTTTAATTAAATGAGTTAGAGAGACAATAAACTTACCGGAGAAAACATTACCTGGAGAGCATATAACTATTGTCTTATTCATATTGTCTTTACGAAGCTAAAATCTCCTTCGCGAAGATCTATTGACTTGTCTATTGTTAGATCTATGTCTTGTTCTTTTATACGATTGCATATGTCAATATCGATAAACCGTTGTTCAACCTCTGTTGTACAAATATGAGGACGAAACCACGGATACTCTATTTTTTCAAATACACCTTTTTGGATGAAAACAAGATCAAAGTCTAAATAGTCTGCAATAATATAATCATCAGTTTGTGATAATGTTTTATATCTACCATCAAGCCGTCCAGATAAAAATTTATAATCTTTACATTTGTTATACAGTTTAACAAATAGCGTAGGTGTAAATGATATCTTGTTACTTAGAAAGACTAATGTATCATATTTTATCTTTTTTTGAAAAGGTACTTGAGTTGGACCTGCTAATACATTACCACCTAGACACATTTGCTTTGCATAGAACGCATTACAACTAGAATGATGTGATACATAATAACTAATACCAGTTTGATTTAAATATGTAGTTAGATTGACCCAGGACTTTAAAAATTGTCCACTATATTCTGAGTCAAATAGATTAAAAACGATAGTCATCCTATAGGATTATTTACAGGATTATTTTAAGAAACCACTAATTCTTCTTGAACTTACTATCTGTATCAATAGCAAAATTAGCTCTACTAAACTCTAATCGATCAACAAACTTAACAGCATTACCAGTAGCATCTATAGCTACGTAACCTTCAGGCTCTGTTACTACTAAGTCACCATTTGGTTCAAACAAATAATGTTTCATACTAACTCCTTGCATCATATTATTATACTTTTGTATAAAAATATCTTTCGCTTGTTTAACTGTTTTTTGAAATTCAAATATATTTAAAATATCTTCTCTAGCAGTATCTACTAAGGACAATAATCTATCTTTTGCTGCAGACGCTCTCGCTATACCAGCATCACTCTTAAGGGTACTTATTTGTTTGTCAATTCTACCTGTAAACCATTCAACAAACTTTTGAAAGGATACAGCGCTATCACCTAAGAACTCTCCTCCACGAATTTCAGTATTAATATATGTATTAATATTAGATAACATCTTCTCACTAGCAGCATCAAAGTCTATATTACTAAGAGCTTGATTAGCGCTATTAATATATGATGTAACTAAATTAGTCTCTTCATCTGTTAAAGTAACATAACCTGCATCACTCTCAAAGTAAGCATCTTTAACATAAACATCTGGACCTGGATTAATATTTGTAACATCAACTCCAAACTTCTTAGTAGTAAATCTAGGAACACCTTGCTCATCTAAATTAACATCATACTCAGTATGAAAGACAACACCAACTTTTGCTTTAACTATCTTTTGACCTTCTTCACTATTAGTTGGAACTGCATACACAATTGTATTAGGTTTAAAAATGACATGCTCTTCTCCATCAATTGTATTCAACTCTTTAATCTCATCATCAAATAAAAAGTCTCCTTGATAGGTAGAATTAAAATTAACTCCTTTAAAGTGAACAAATGTTTGAATTAGTTTATCTACTAAACCTGGAGCATGAGAATGGTTTTGTTTGATATCATTAATAGAGTAATTCATCTTAGGCACTTTAGCAAATACAGATTTACTACCTACAAAGAAATTACCATTAGGATCAACTCCAACTATTACAGCCGGCGCGCCATCATACTTAACTGTCGTATTAACTGCTTTAGGAGTATCACTGTCTAATACCTCAGTCAATGCTTGTAGGTATTGTATTGCCCGAGTCGCACCTTCTTTACCATTAGTGAGAATAAGCTCC